TGCCTAATGGCTTTACTGCAAACGGCCAAGTTAATTTAGATTATTTAAACGATTTCTATTATCACTTCGAGAGTAAGAAGAAGATATACATTTGTGTGGATTCAGATGAAGCAGGTGAAAACGGAAAGAAAGAATTAATAAGAAGATTCGGCTCAGAAAAAGTTTATTTATGCGACCTTAAAGACTGTAAGGATGCAAACGAATATTTACTTAAATATGGTAAGGATGCTTTGTTTAAAGTTATTGATGATGCGACGCCATGTCCAATAGAAAACGTATTAAGGGTTTCTGATATGGTTGGGGAACTTGATGATTTCTATAGAAATGGTGTAAAGAATGGCTTTAAAATAGGCTTAGATAGTTTTGATGGTATATTTTCAACATACACAAAGCAATTTATAGTTGTTACAGGTTTTCCAAGTAGCGGTAAGTCTGACTTTGTAGACCAAATGACAATAGGATACAATATGATGTATGATTGGAAAACTGCATACGCTTCAACAGAAAACTATCCACAATACCTACATGTAGATAAGTTAGTGAGGAAAATATACGGAAACACTCCAAAGTATGAAGAAACAAAGAAGAAAGATTGGAAGAAATGTGTTGAACACATTAATAAAAACTTTTTTTTTATTGACTATGAAGATGGGTTTGATTTAGATAAGGTTCTTAAAAAGGGAGAGGAATTAGTCAGAAGAGTGGGTATAAGGTGCCTTGTAATTGACCCTTACAACAAGATAAGGGATAAAAACAATTTAAACTTAAGCATTACAGACTACACAAACGCATACCTTAATAAAGTAGATACGTTTTGTAAAAAGAATGATGTGATATGCATAATTGTGGCACACCCAACTAAACCACAGAACGATAAGGGTAAGTTAATAGAGCCTACTTTTTATGATGTTAAAGGAGGTGGGGAATTTTATGACATGAGTCCGCATGGAATTCTGGTTCATAGAGATTATGAAAATGCGACAGTAAAAGTTAAAGTGCTGAAGGTTAAGTTTGCTAATCTAGGTGAAAACCAAGCACACACAGAACTTTCGTGGAATGTGAACAATGGTAGGTATACTGAGATGGACAACGGAAACGTGTCTTGGGATAACACTAATTGGATGGAGGATAAAAACAACCCTTATGAGGTTACAAAAACCTTAGATTTAGAATTTGAACAATTAAATATAAACAAATGAAAACAATTTTATTAGGAATTATGGTAACGGCTACAATTTATCACGCCGACCCCAAACAATGTAACGCCGATTATTTAACAACGGCATCACTAAAAACAATAAATTCACAATCACCTGGCTCACATAGGTGGATTGCTGTATCAAGAGACCTAGAAGAATACGGATTTGTATTCGGCGCTAAGGTTTGCGTTGAAGGAGCAGGGGATATGGATGGAGAATGGACTGTTGAGGATAGAATGAATAAGAGGTGGGTTAAAAGAATAGATTTTTTAGTGGATTACAAAATTAAAGGAGGTAAGTGGTCTAATGTGAAAATAAGATTAATAGATGACCTTAATTAGAAACAGTAAAGAAATAGTAAGGGCTATAGACTTTACAGGCGTTCAGAATGGAGCAATGCATCCTAGTGACATAGATGCTGTTTTAGAGTTTGATAATGATATATTAATTCTTATAGAGGTTAAGAAACAAGGAATAGATATACCTCTTGGACAGAGACTGTTGTTAGAAAGAATATCATCTTCATGGAGAACCAAAAAAAGTGTTGTCTTAAAAGTAGAATATGAGGATGTTTATGATGTGAACGACAATATACCATTAGACGCTTGTTACGTTACAGAATATTTTCACAGGTATCAATGGGGTAAAACAAAAAATAAATACAAATTAACATCTTTCCTAAACTATTTGGGAAGAAGATGGGATAATGAGAAATGTAAGTTTTGAAGGAAATAAACGAACAAATGTCAATATGCTTTAAAAACGGAGTAAAGGTTTACCCTGTTGTGTATGATAGAAATCATATGAAGGTAGAAGTTGATTATAATGGAAGAAAAAAACAAGGCTCTGAAACATATAATTGGAAAACAGAGCAAAAACAAATGCAAAACAAAATAATAGAAATTTATGAAGAAATTGCCAAAAGAATACAAGATAGGAGATAAGCTATATGCTTTCAATAAAAAAGAAGTAAGATTAACGTACTATGATTTTTTAAGCATGGAAGATGATGAGTTCTTAGAAAACATCGTATCAGCATTACATTTTGCTGTATATGTTTGTTGGGTAAAAGACATACCAACCGATGATTGTTTGTCAGATGAAGGAATCATTCACGAGCTAGTTCATTTACTTAAAGAAAACACAAAAAAGTATACAGACTTAGTTAAAGTTAGGAAAAATTTTAAAGAAAAATTGATTATCTAAAATATTATTAGTATATTTCCTAAAAATAAAGTTTAGGAAATGTTTGACTCAATAGTAGAATCAGTAAAAAACAAGTACACAGACAGGAGTATAAGGGGTATAGAAAAATACAACACTACTCTTGATGAAAACTCAACTGATAACTTTCTTCAGCATCTTCAAGAAGAGTTAATGGATGCAACTCTTTATATTGAAAAGCATCTTTCGGTCAAAGACCAAAAATTAGATATGGTAAAGCAATTCAATAAAACATTTTCTTTATTGACTTCAAAAAACCCTGTCTTAATATCAAAAGAAGAATCTGATTTAAGATACAATTTATTATTGGAAGAATTAAATGAATATAAAAAAGCCTCTTTTAACATGGACTTAGTTGAGGTTTCAGATGCTATAGTCGATATGATGTATGTGCTTTATGGTTTTGTGATAGCGCATGGATTGTCAGATGTTATTTTTGAAATGTTCGAAGAGGTTCATAAATCAAACATGAGTAAGCTTGAAAATGGAAAAGTTTTGAGAAGGAATGATGGTAAGGTGATGAAAGGGTCTGAGTATTTTAAACCAAACCTAAAACAATTTTTATGAAATGGAAGATGTAACAAAATTTACAGAAAAAATCCTTGGCTATAAGACTTGGAGTGACAAAAAAAAGATAGACGCAATACTTGAATATGATTGCAGTCTTTACACTAATCTTGGCTCAAACTCTAGTAAAAACGAAAGAAACGAAGCCAAAAAGAAATCAAGAGCTCTTTACAGAGCAATAAAGCAGATTGATAAATCTGACGGAGAAAAGCTTTTATGGCATATGGATAAAGAATAAAAATGGCACTATCATCTAGGCAAGCTTATCTTGAAAAAACATTTAATCGTATGCACGACAAACTAAACGACGCTTATGAACATGTTTTTGACGGAGAGTTTGAAGATGGAAAAAACACCATAAACTCCTTGATATATGACCTACGGCAAATGAAAAAATCAATGGAGCCATGAAGAAGAGATGTTATTTATCAGATGATGAAGCCAAGGCACTTGGCATAAGACCAAAAAAACCTCAACCAGGAAGAGTAAAGTTCAGAGTTTATCTTGACCAAGAACAACAATTAGAGCTAAACAAGATAAGGCATAGTGGGGTTTATGAGTATTGTAGGCAGAGGGGTATAGATTTTTCTTCGGTCAAAGAATATTGGGATAAAACAAAAGAATATTCTGTAAAAGTCAGACCCAATGTTATATCATATAATGATATTTCAAAAAGGATTATTAGTGAGATGGATAAACACTCTCCATCATACGCTCCAATCAAAAGAGATAAACAAACTAATCCACACCTGCTTGTTTTAGACCCAGCAGATGTTCATATTGGGAAGTTGGCTACAAGCTTTGAGACAGGAGAAGATTATAATCAACAAATAGCAGTTAAAAGAGTTAAACAAGGTATAAAAGGAATACTTAGTAAATCATCAGGATTTAATATAGAAAAAATATTATTAATTATCGGGAACGACATATTACATATAGATACACCGAGAAGAACCACTACAAGTGGTACACCACAAGACACCGATGGAATGTGGTATGAGAACTTTTTAAACGCTAAAAAGCTTTATGTTGATGTAATAGAAAGCCTGCTATCTGTGGCAGATGTTCATGTAACATACAATCCTTCTAATCACGATTACACAAACGGATTCTTTTTAGCAGATGTCATATCCTCTTGGTTTAGAAATTGTGAGAATGTATCGTTTGATGTAAGTATCAAGCATAGAAAATATTATAGTTATGGGCAAAACCTTATAGGGACAACACATGGAGATGGGGCTAAAATTCCAGACCTACCTCTACTTATGGCTGTCGAGGCTAATAAATTTTGGAGCAAGTGTAAGCATAGGTATGTATACACGCACCATGTCCATCACAAAAACGCAAAAGATTACGCAGGGGTTACTGTGGAAAGCCTAAGAAGTCCAAGTGGGACAGATTCTTGGCATCATAGAAATGGATACCAACATAACCCTAAAGCTGTAGAAGGATTTTTACACCACCCAAAGTTTGGGCAGGTAGCTAGATTAACACATATTTTTTAAAATGGAAGAAAAAAACTGGTACATGTTATCTATGACATTTAGGTGGCCTCATCAAGGAATGATAGTTGGCTTTGAAACATTCGAAGCAACAGAAGAAGAGCCTTACAATACTGTAAAGATGCACTTTCTGTTAGTAACTATTAACTATGAGTTCGGCTGGGGTGATAGTCCTTATGAATAATTTCATATATTTGGTATGAACAAAGATTACTTTTGACACCCTAACTAACCATAAGTCTTTGGTTTTATTCTTTGTTACATTGTTTTCATTCATAAGAACCCTAAGCTCTGCCAAAATTGCTTAGGGTTTTTTCATTAAATTTGTTTATGGACTTTAGAAAAAAAATATTCGTAAACAAAGACCTTAGTGAAGCAGAGTTGATTTTCGTAAGAGACTCTTTAATTAACATAGATTTGAAGATATATTTAGATGATTCGTTTATATATATATCAGTTTATGAGAATGGAAATCTTGAGGTTGTAAGTGTAAAAGACGAATATGTTTATCTTGTTTCAAAAGAATTTTTTATAACAAACAAAATGGCTGTGGAATATTTAAGAAATAAAAGTAAAATAGAACAAGCTTTAAATGAGGTTTTGTATTGGAATGGAATAAATGATTTAAAAAAATATATTCCTGTTTCTTTAGATAATGGCAAAACTAAAAAGTATCTTGATACGGTTGTATATGCAGAAAACATTATCCAAGCTATAAAAAACTTAGATGATATGCATATTGATAATTATATGTATCTTGAGGATGTAGATGAATAAAAATGAGAAGATATAAAAAAGGAAGACAAATAACTCGCTCTAAAAAAACAAAAATAGACGGCATACAGTTTCAGTCGAAACTAGAATCTCATATGTATCTGCTTCTAAAAGCTAATAAAATTAAAGCTGGTTACGAATCTGAAAAGTTCACAATCATTGATTCATTTTTCTCAGACCATTCTTCTTACGAAAAAACCCCAACAAAAAAATATCTTCATGATAGGGGAAATAAAAAAATACTACCAATAACATACACTCCAGACTTTGTTGACACTCAAGTACCCCCAAGATATATAATAGAATGCAAAGGCAATCCAAATGAAAGATTTCCTTTGGTTTGGAAGTTGTTTAAAAGGTATATAAATCTAAAAGGATGGTGTACTGATTTATTTGTACCAAGAAATCAAAAGGACTGTCAAGAAGTTATTAATATAATAAAGGATAAATATTACCTTTGAAATTGCTTTAAGTATTTTTTTATCTCTTCCTCGTTATTTTGTCTTGGACCTTTAAGTAGCTGATAGGCATCATTTATTAATCCAGAATCCGAACCTCTATCTATTGTAGGCATCAGTGGGTCTTTTTTAGTTGTCTTAAACTCATTCTCTATAGCTCTCTGTAGGTAGTTACCTATTTTAATTAAATCGCCTTTAGGAACGCCTGGTAAGAAGTTTTCTCCAAGAGTTCTAAGGCTAACTAAAAACCCTATACTGCTTCTTAATTGTTTTGTTCTAGCTTCATTATTTCCACCTCCTACATATTGTGTTCTATTTCCGTATTCCCCTGTATAGATGTTTACTTCATTTTCAAAATACAAATCTAAAGCCTCTACAACCTTATTATATTGTTCTTCACCTATACCATACACTCCTGAAAAGTTTTCAAGTATCAACTCTCTTCTGCCGCCTTTAGTTTTTGCGTTTTCAATATCTTTACTTACAAAGTCATTGAAAAATTCATTACCCATCATTTCATTTAGCTTAACTAAAAGAGCACTTTCTCCAGCACTTGGAAGTGCGAATGGTTTTGTTGTCAACAATACATCACCAATAGCTGCAGACAAAACACTATAAGTATTACCAACCTTAAATTTGTTTTCATACTCTCTAGCATATTCTCCTATGTAATAAGAAAACCCTTCAATAGAAGCATACTCTCTACTAGCCATCTTGGATATAAAGTCAGCCTCAAGTGTTTCTTTTTGTCCTGGAGGTAAATCTCCAAATAAATCAGAGTATTCATTTGGACCTGATTCTAATAAGCCAGGCCTATCCTCAACAGGAAGCATATCCGCCCCAATAAGTTGAGTAACACCCCCACGTCTCCTAATATCATCATCAGACAAACCAAATCCTAATATACCAGCAGCAAAGCCCTTCATGGTAACTAAAGCGCTACCAAGCTTTACACTTTTAAAAGTCATAATTTCCTGAATTATTCCTTGTATAGCTGATTTAGCTTCTGATTTTTGACTTGGTGGAATGGTTGGGTCATTTAATATAGCTACTTGATTAGCAAAATTTGCTCTTGCGTTTGTAATAAACCTTTGAAAAGGTATAAATGCTCTTAATATGTTTTGACCTGTCTCTCCGTTATTATATATATCTGCTTCAGAAAACTTACCTGTTTGTCTCATGGTTTGAGCAACTAAAGCATCAGCTTCGTTTATTGCATCAGTATTTGGGTTTTCATTTTCTTTTTTCCACCACGCCGTCATGTCAACATTCTCAAGATTTTCCCCTTGCTTCACTCTTGCGTCTATGTAATGAGACTCAAAAGCTACATTAGCTGCAGCTCTATCTGCACTTGCTAAAAATATATCTAGAGAAAGCTCACTTCCTTTAGAAATATAATCTATAAAGTTGTTCAAAGTAGATACAGCTCCTACTTCTTTTATTATGGCGCCATCTTTGTCTTTTATGTTTAAAAAGTTTAAGTAATAGCTTGTTGGTATTTGTTGATTTTCGTCAAGTAGGAATTCTGCTTGAATAGCATTACGAAGTCCTGTTCTTGATTTTGAGTATATATTTGATAAATCACCCCTTCCAAACATGCTATTTTGCATATACTTACCAACAATAGTTCTAGCCTTTGTCCCGTTTGTTAAAGTAGAAAGACCTCCTGTAAACTTAAATGTTCCACTATTTAAATGGTTTTTAGCAAACTTAGATTTTAAGTAGGGAGCAGTACCACTAATAGCACTATAAAACTGAGATGGTCTTTGGTCTAACCTTGCGAGTGCTCTTGCCGCCCATGTGCTGTAAGCCGCTCTTATAACTTTAGGAATTATATACTTAGCGCCAGATGATACTTCAACTACATTATTGTTGCCTTGTGCCACAATATTATTAAAAATCTTTTCTCTTCCTTTAAAATAAGCTGCTAAAACATCATATTCTTTTTTACTGCTAAACAATTCTTGAAATCTAGGATTGTCCATTAGGTATTTTAAAGTAACAACATCCTGTCTTGCATTTATGTCAGTTAAAGCCCCATTCATTTTGTCAAAAACATTTTTTGCAAACATACCTGGGTTTAGTCTAAGGTCTTCTGAAAGGTTTTCTACAAACTCTATGGACATTAGGTTTGAAGCGTCATTTATGTTTGAACCTTCTCCACCGTCTTTAGACGACGTTCTTGAGCCAGATGAATCAAATCCTTTAAACAAAGGAATCGGAATATAACTTCCATCTACAAAAGGAACACTAGTTCCTCTGTCTTGGTTATCTAGTTTGCCTCCGAAATCAGTTATTCTTCGCAAGGCTAAATCTCCAGGCTGGAGAAGAGAAACCCGCTTAATAAAATTTATATCGGCTTCAGATGCATTTAATTCACTATAGCTATTTGCTGTTTCATATCCAAGAGCATCATAAACCCTTTTAAACATTTCATATTCTTTTTTATACTTTGCTTTATTTGTGCCAGAAGATGAATCAAACTCTTGTTTTCTTAACCTCAACTCTTGTGATAAAAGGCTTTTAAATCTACTAAACTCTAAATCAACTCCTTTTTCATTTGTTTTGCCAGACTTCCTAAATCCGCCTGCCAACATGTAAAGAGTATAGGAGTTTTCTAAATCATTTGGGTTTACAGACTTATTGCCTCCTGTTTCTGAGTTTTGTTTTATAACTAATTTTTCATATAAACTTAAAGCCTCTTTGTATTGTAAGTTTGTTGTTTGTCTGCTTTCGTCAACTTTTCTACTAACCCTTCTAAATAAGTCATAAAATTTACTTCCAACATATTTATCTCTAAACAATGTTTTTAGAATTATATCTCCTGTACCAAATCCAGTCTTAAAGCTTCCCACATTAAAACCTGCTGTAACAAATTTTTGAGACAAAGAATTAAGCTTTGCGTACATTTGCTCTACTGTAAGGTTTGCAATTTCGTCTTTTTTAAACCCTAGTGCTTGAAATATTTCTATTTTATCTGCTGACCTACCAGATATGTCTGTAGCAATTCTATGAGAGTCTAGTATAGACCTAACATGACCTAATTGTGGGTCTTTTCCTAGTTCAATATCACTAAAAAACTTAACAATATGTTTTTGCTGGTATTCAGGCAAAGAAGCCATGAAGTCTTCATTTATAGCAAACGATTCAATAATATTTACAATGTCGTCTATTGATTCTGTTTTATATTCGCCTAGAGTTTGTTTTTTACCAGAGTCTTCTTTTAAGTTGTCTTTTTTCTCTTGTTGCTCGTCTATTTTTTGCTGCAATAAAACATCTTCTTTTGTAACAGGTCTTTCAATACCCTCAGTTGTTAGCTCAACTTTAGGCTGTTCTAAATTTTCTCTTTGGTTGTCTGGCTTTTTCCCACCTTTTTCGTCAAGAGTTTTTGCGTTATATTGCTTCAACCTAAAAGACTCTATACTTGCTTGTATGTTGAAGTTATCCATTTCCTCCCTAGTCACATCAACCATGTACTTGGTTGGGTCTAAAACATTATATGAAGATGCTGGTAAAAAGGATTCTCTGTTGTTTCTAAGACCTGTCTCTAATTCATTTTTATACATCTCAGCAGCTCTTTGAATAACCATAGGGTCTGTTGAGCTGAGGTCAATAGAAAAATCATCCCCCTTACCCTCTTGTACAGCTTTATCTTTTTCCTCGTTCACAATCATATTCATAGCCTTGTCAAAATACTCTTGCTGTGTTTTACTGTTCAATAAATGAAAACCTAATTCAGAAGGGTTTCTCGCAAGAATACTTCTTAATGACTCTTGTAATTTAGGTATATTATCGAGTGCAACCTGTTTTTCAGTATTGGTTTTGTCAGAGTTTAATATTTTATGAGACTCTTCTAGCCTAATAATAAGCTCCAAATAAGCCGCTTTATCAGATTCACTCATGTTGTCTACGAGCTCTTGCTTTGCATTTTCTATATCCATCAACTCTTCCTGATATTTGCTTCTCATCCGAAGAGCTGAATTATAAGAGTCATTTCCCTCTAATGGTGTTCCATTTTTTTCAGCATCTTGTTCTATTACAGCAACATCAACATCAGCTTTAAGGTAGTTTTCAACTACTTGTCTTTCAGAGTCTAGTTTTATGTTCCCTTTTATAGTACTATCAACAACTCCTCTAATTTTTTTATTCATGCCAAAAGTCGCAAACTTTTGCATAGCAGTAGAAGAAAAAACAGATATCAAACCTGTATTAACCATAAGGTCGTTAAGTTTTTTCTGGTCATACTCTTCTAGACCCCACATTACATTTATGGTGTAGTTATTTAGTGCTATTATTTCTTCTTCTATAATTTCATTTCGTAAAGCTTTCCCATCAACACCAAACATTTTCTTGAAACCATCCATTCTTGATTTTACAGCAACCTTTTCAAAACTTTCAGCTAATTTTCTTGCGTTTTCAAGGTTTTTGGCACCACTAAAATTTTTAGCTCCAGACATACTTTTAAAATATCTATATGTAAAAAGCCTTGTCATTATTGTCTCTTGTGCTGCTTTTGAAAAAGCTATGCCTCTGGCTTCCCATTCTCCAACCGATAGTATTTTCTTTTGGCTTTCTGTTAGCTCTGCTCCCCTATCTAATGCATCTTGCGCCGCCATTTTTAATCTATCAAACTCTGTTTTCGATGCTCCATAAGAACTTGTTCCTGTTACAGTAAGCCCAAGTGCTGGATTCACTGCAAAAGCAGCAAAGTAGGGTATGGATTGAGAAAATGGTTGATTCACTAAAGCCAACATTTCACCAAAACTATCCGCATCTTTTATTTGCTTATCGTATAAAGGCAACGCCGATTCTTTAAGCATTAAAACTTCTTGAGGAGATATTAGTCCTGGGGTCGTTGGAAGGCCATACATTCCAAAAACCACTGAATCTGCTGTTGTTTTATCAAACCCAATCATTTGTAGTGCGTCTGAAAACAGAACACCAGTGTTTGCCCCAATATCTAAAACACCAATACCTACACCTTGAACTAAGTCTTCTACCCACTCATATGCTATATTAGCATTTGCTAAGGCTTGGCCTGCTGTACCTTTAAGCCCCCCTGTAGAGTCGTAGGCCTCGTTTCTATCCTGTAGTTTTAAAGCTCCTGAAATATAAGGAGCTAAAACGCCATAAGCATCACTATTTGGGTCTACTTCAATTTTTATTTTACCCTTCATAATATCATGAAGTCCTTGTGGGTCTGTAACTATATTTTGAAAACTATTTGCAGAAGAAGGAAGTCCATTTATCAATATACCATCTGATGGCATATCTCCCAAATCTAAACCAGCTCTAACGGCATACATCATGCCTACGCTGTCATTTAAATCAAAACCCTTATAAGTGCCTGACAAAGCCAAAGCAGAACCCATAAATTTAGAAGCTATGTCTTTTTTTTCTTTTATCGCCACAAGCATATCATCTAAATATTTATATGCTTGTTTTACTGCAAAAATATTGTTATCTGGGTCGTATGACTCAAATAAAGAAGCTGTTTCTTTTTTGATTTCGGTAGTTACGGCTTCTCCAGAAGCACGATATACGTTTTTAAATTTTGACCTTACATTTTGAGACGCTATATTGAATATATTTTGTTCCTGCGCTATTGCATCATCATAAACTTGTTGTAAGCTTGCTTTAGCAGATATGATGCCAAGCTCTACACTTCTTGAGTCTATAAGGCCGTCTTTCATAAATGTGTCAACACTAACACCAAGAGACCCTGCTAGATTTTCTAAATCAACTAATTCAGGCGTTACAAATCTTTCAGTCTCCTGAAAAATATCTATAATTATATTGTTAGAGTTAGAAAACCTATCAGCCATGTTTTGAACAAGGTTTGGATTACCTACAACATTTCCATCATCGTCATATCCAAGTAAAAAGTTTTTAAATTGCTTGAACCTGTTATCTACCAAATCCTCTACTCCACCATCATTAATATAATTTAATCTTTGTTTTTTAAGGTTGGGGTATAGTTCAATAATCTGCTCTCTTCCGTCAGGAGTTTTTATTTTTAACTGATTAGATGTGCCAACAGCTTGAGAAACCTCGTATTGATATGGCGTAAGAAGTTTTTTTAATTCTCTTTCCGCATCTCTTTCATTCATTTCAAAAACCTCTTTAGGAATTTGATTTACTATCGTGGAAAGATATCTTGTTTCACTTAAATAACCCCCAATACCTTTTATCTCTATTTCTTTTTTCCAAGAGTCAAAATCATATAGATTTATTTCGTCTGTATTGGTGTTACTAGCGTTATTTAAATCTTCTTCACTGAGATTTATTGTATTTGGCGCCGATGAAGAGCTTCCATCTGTAGATGTGGAAGGTGAGTCCGAATCTGTAGACTGAACATTTGGTTGGCTCTGTAGAACCTGTTGTGCAGTCTGGTTTTGATTTTTTTTTTCAATGGCGTTTTGGTCTATCCAAGTGTTGTAGACACTATCCACCTCTGATGGAGATGGCAGTTGGTTTGCAAATCCATTGTAAACATGCCACTTTCTTATAAAGGTTTTTAAGTCGCTTCTTTTTGCGTATTGGTAAAGAAGTTTTTCATCATATTTTTTACCTGCCTTATCAAGTTTAGACTTAAAATAATTAACCACTTTATCAACAACAATAGGCGGGTCTGTTGGGTTAGTTTGATTCTGAGAATCATTTTCGACCACAGCTGTATTTGTTGTAACATCAGAAGATTCTGTATTGATATCTGGTGTTGTTGTTTGTTCGTTCACAATCATCTTATAGTGCGTTGTTTTTCTTATCTTTAATATATGTAATTATAGCATCGACATAAGCGCTATTGCCAAAGGTAGAGCTTTTTGCAGTAGGCCCAGTAAACCCTAAACCTCGCATTTTAGCGTCAAAACCTGGAACATTAGCATATAAATTTTGATATAATCTTTGAATCTTAGAATCTTCTAAAACAGAAACAGATTCACTTACGACTTGTTGTTTTGAGTTTGTAGAGTATCCTGAAGAGGCAGCGTTTTGACCACCAGATGTTTGATTCCAATCCGCTTCAGTCTCTGCAACTATAACATCACCAGTAACGAATATTCTAGAATTACCAGTTCCAGATGGGTCTTCAGAGAAGCCTACTCCTCTTATTTTATCCAGTTTTTTGTTGTAAAGGTCAGAAATAAGCATATTTTCACTTAAGACTTCCTGGAACTCATTACCTATGTTAATACTACCATACTCATTTGTTGGTTTAAATACTGTTGCGGCAACTTGATTATTAAACCCTCTCGTAGTAAAACCATTTGTATTCCTTTCTTGCAATATTTGAGTGGTAAGGCTTGTGTTATTGGCGTTTTGTGCTTCTGTTAATGAAATCATGGTGTTAATATTATCAAAGTCTGTTGTAGTTGTTTGACCATTCTTTGTATAAACTGAAGCTAAAACGCTTAAGGATTCGTCACCTTTAGGTTTTTTTGCTTTTAATATATCTCTTATTTTGAAATCAGAAAGCTTTATGTTAAACGCATTAAGCATTTTCTTTCTTAGTATAGCTCCCACAATAGACCTCTGGTCGTCTGTAATCTCTTCGTTATTATACGCATCCAACTGAATTATAGTTGGGTCTATTATATTGCCGCTTGAATCTGTATTAGTTAAAGTAATGCCATCACCATTTTTATCATAAAATTGAGGTATTTTTGTTACAACTCCAGTAGATTGGTCTGTATACTCTGTCTCTCCAAATAAATCATTAATTTGACTTTGGTCTTTCATACCACCAAAACCTTCATCTCCAATCGCCCTTGCATTATAATATTCAGATAGAATAGAAATAACTTTTTTATCATCCTGTAGAACAGCATTAATATCTGTTTCTATCATATCAGCCACCTGAATTAATCTTGATGGAGCTATAACTCTTGTGTATATTTGAGTATTTCCTCCTTGTGCAGTTATTGTTTGTTGACTTGTAAATGGAGGAGGGCTTCCAGCAGGTTGTCCTGGCACTAAATCAACTGCTTGACTTTGACCTATTGCATTTGTTGATTCCTTAACATAATCATTAACATCAAACTGCATAAATAAATCAGGCGTATTGCTCATTTCGTTTATACTTGTCAATCGAGTTTGAACTTCTTCTACCCCAGTGTTTGTATTAAGAAAATTAGATGTTTTTCTATAATGAAGTTTTCCGTCAATCATTTCAGTGCCCATTGTTTGGTATTGTGGCACCTGTGTATAACCTTTTGATGCGTCATTGGGGTCGACTGGAATTTTTATATACCTTGGGACTAAATTTTGCTCAGTAAACCAACCTCTTAAATACTTTGCTCTCGAATAATCGTTTACTTTTCCGTTTAATATTTCTTTGTCCATCTCATCAACTTTTGTTTTGATGATAGTGGACGCATTTGCTAACTGTGAGGCTTGTGATGTGTAGTTATTTACGCGCGCAGTTGCTACGCCTCTATTAGTTTGACCAAGTATATTGGATGTATGAGCATCACTAGCGGCTTGTCTTAAGTCATTTGCACCCTGTTGATAAAGCTTGTCTATCTCAGAAACACCAGTAGCCTCTATTTCAGCGGCTTGTTCTGCCAAAGCCTGAAGCTCTTCACTTCTTTGCTGTCTTACTTGTTGTCTAATATTGATAACCTGCATCTTCCCTTGAAGATATAGATTTGCAACATCTGAAAACCCCCCTAAAATTGGCTTTGAATATATTCCCCCTGAGTATCCCATATTATATTAATTAAACAAGCTTCCTATTTTACTACCAATACCTGAAAAGAACTGAGCAAATTTACCATCTTTAAAATCAGGTCTGTTGTCTTTTACTAGTTGTTTAAGACCTGCTGTACCACTTGCATTGTAGACCTCAGTAAGCTTATCCTTACCTACGCCAAATTTAGATGCTTTTTTACTTAATCTAAGGGCTTTAGGGTCTGTAAAGCCTGCCTCAGCCTGTGCGGCTTCTTGAGCCACACCAGCACTAACAGCTGTTGTTGCAAAATCCTTTACAGCTGCGCTTTGCATTTCAGCCCCAGCCTGCATTTGTCCCATAGCCATTTGACGTTTCGCCATGTTTCTCGCCTCCAGTATATCTCTGTTTTTTACTTCTTGTTCCATTCGCATTACGTCAAAATCAGACTCTTTCTGAAGAATTGAATCAAAAACTTTTGTTTGTTGGTCAAAAGCCTGACCTTGTGCTGAACCCAACATAGCCATAGCTTGAGCAGCATCCATAGTTCCAGCAACATCTACAGCATTAGACATGCTTTGATTTATACCCTGTATTGCTGTTCTTTCGGCTGCTAAAGAAGGTTTTAGGTTTTCTGCTAAATTAGTTAACTCAACATCCCTTATACCAGCAAGCATATCTGAGGCTTGCCTTTTCATCTTACCTCCTTGTATAAATTGATTAACGGAGCCTAAACCTCCAGTTACCAATCCCATTGTTGTTAAAAATGCCATTTTTTTCTTCTATATATAGTTATACAAATATACGAATTTTAGATGTAACTCTTAAATACCTCACTATTCGCACCAAACAACTCTACAAAATCTGTATTATTGTTTATTAATTTTACTTTTGCATGATAACCCCTCAATCCAAAAGACTCTGCTTCTGCGTTTTTGACAACAAAAAGAAAATCTCCTACACCTGGGTCATTATCGGTTGAAGCTACTGTTATAACATTGTCAACATAGCTATCTATAGTACCAATAAGCTGCGTAGAGCCACTATTAAAATAAAGCTCATCGCCTCCGAGACCATCGGCATTATTTGCCTGGACTTGATTTGGTATGTTATCTGTTAACGCAAATTGATTTGCAGCTGGTTCGCTTTGTAAGTTACCTAAACCAACTACAGACAATTTATTGAAGTTTAATCTATCAGTTTCATATCTTCTAATATACCCATACCTCATGCCTTCTTTTTCCTCAAACAATAAATTAGAGTTGGTTCCTATTCTACCTGATTCAAGTTCAGATGTTATTTCTGCAAACCAACCATTAGAGTTTGACTCTAAATTAACTGTTTTAAATAATTTAATTTCCGAAGGGTTTTTGTTTGCTGAATAAGTAACATCACACCCATAAGAAATACCGTAAAAACTAGTTCTTGTTTCGTTTTCGTCATGAATATACAACTCTCCACCTTTGAATGTATAAAAATTAGCACCCAGTCTTTCCATCCATTCTGGTTCATATGAATGAAAAGAAGTCCATACGTTATAAACTTCATCAAATGTTATTGTTCTATTTCCTAATTTTAAACTCATATTATTAGTCGTCTATTATTATTGGCCAACTTTGACCATCTGGTGTATATCCTAGCGTGTTAAGTGCGTGTGTCATCCAATATAGATAGTAATATTGCCATTGGTCAAATCTATCAGTTGTGGAGCCTGGCTTAAATGGAGCAGTAGCATCATTGCTTGTACTGTCTTCAATATCATACTCAAAAACAAACGTAGGCGTGCTTCCTGTCATCAAATCACTTAATCCATTTGTTCCTGTGTAGTTTGAAGCAGTACCGCCTTCAACAGCCTGCAAAAACGCTTTAAATGGATAGTCTGGGTTTCCTGAATTATCCTCTACTTGAAAAACAACTCCCCTATAAAAAGATGAATTAGAGGTGTTTAAAGAGGTAACTCTTGACCTTATATCAGCCATATCTGTGTTATAATTATTTGTTCTAGCGTCATTATTAAAACTACCGCTAGTTCTAGAATCGTGATAACCAGCACTCGCTTCGTCTTGGAAAACCATTACTATAACATTAGCTGCATCTGAAGGAAACGAGTTGTGTGTGTTCGTGGCTATGAAATCATTAACGTCATTATCACCAATAGCAGCAAAAGTTCTCTCATTTGTCCACCCCCCAGTAGCTCCATAAACAATAGTTACCTTAGCATCGTATTCATCACTACCATTAGTAGCTGTGTTTGTGTTACCGCTTGATTCAGTCCCTCCTGTTGCGTAAAGGTCCTGAAGAGTGGATTTTAAGGCTCCAGCTCTCATTGTTTGGAGCTCTGCCTCTGTGTTATTCATAGAGCCAGAATCATCAAAATATATGTAAATATATGTATCTACTGTAATTGCAAGGGCTTCCGTTGTTACAGTGGCTTCTGCAGTACAAGCTCCACCCCTACTTACGATATAAGTAAAGCTGTCATTTAAACTGTTACCCGAGGTATGTGTATATGTAATAGTGTTATTAGCATTAACTACAGCTGTTCCATTTGTTGGTTGTGTTCCTATTGTAATAGTGAATGGTGAAGGAATTGTGTCGTTAGCTACTACATTAATTACACTACTTCCACCATTAGCAATTCCTGTCACAGTATCATTAACTAAAACGGGAAGATTATCAATATAGTTCCACACTAAATACAATTTTTGACTTGTATTAGTTCTGTTAAATGTAAATGTTGCAATGTTTTCCTCTTCTGTGGAAGTTGTAGTGGTTGTAACTGCTGGATATGTGGCCTGGTCTACTACGTTTTGAACTGTTAAACTGGCCTCAGAAACAAGATATCCCAAACTATTACACTCATTAAAATCTCCAGTGTGAACTCCTATTTGTTTCAATGAGGAAATAGTAACCGTATCTCCATTGTCTGGTATAACATCTCCTCCCATAAATCCAGATATAGTCTCAAACCTTGTTAATTCATCAAAATCAAATACATCTAATTCAGAATTATAATTATTCCCGTTACTTCCATTATGCTTATATCTATTTATAATTGTTTCACTCGCTTCTTGTGAATCATTAACAACAATAAGAACTATTTCAAGCGTTTCTGGAACTGGACAAACATGAGTTATTGTTGCAGTAACCACCCCTACAGGCGTTATTTGTACGGTGGCTAAATTTGTTGTCTCTAAATCACTAGATGTTACAGGAAATGTAACAGTTCCTGTTCCAGTCAAACCTGTGCTACCATAGGTATTTCCGTTGTACACAATAGAAATTGATATAGTTCCTGTTGTGCTGTAACCTACAGTTGCAGTTCCTGGGAATTGACCTACATTTAAACTATATGTAAATGTTCCAGCAAGTGTTTTTGTGAATACAGAAGCACAATCAAGTTCAAGTGGTTCTGATGGCATCTGAACGCTACTCATTGATAACACATACTGATGATATTTAGGGTCAAATCCACCTATGTTAAAATTATTTTTATTATTGTAAAGATTTTCTTTAAAGAAAGATTTCATTCCAATATAAGATATCGGTGTTATTCCATCTCCTCCCAATCTTAAAACAGTACCTCTATTTGCGTCTGAGAAATACATTTTACCTTCATAAAAGCCAAAAGATTCTGGATTTAAAGAAATACCGTATTCTCCAGAAAAAGGAACGTCTTGCCCTAAAACTTGTTCTATTTGAGATAAGCTACCAGTTCCGTCAGGACTTGTAAGTATATTTTTTCCATACAAGACCTTTGAAACTCTGTCTTCTTGAAAAACTATTAAATCAGATTCCCTTGCAAAAAGCTTTTGTATAGAACCATATTTCATGTCCATGTACTTTGTTATACCTCTACTTGAATTAAACTCATTTAGTGTATTATATCCGCTGTTTTCATTAAACGGCCCACTATATATAAGCTTATTAGTATCCTCTTTTCTTTCATATCCCTCAACTATAGCTATATTTGGTCTTGATTTTATATCAAAAGAAGGTAAAAACCTATCGTCTTTGACCCTGACTGATTCTACCCCATTACCAAAACTAAAGCAATTACCAAATCCTAGTTTAGAAATAGCAGGTAATGTAGATGTTTGGTCTTGCTCATTTCCTTTGTGAAGGCCATTTTCAATCAAAAAAGTTTCTTCTGTTTCGTAATAAATATCGTTATCTATATCATCTGGCTCTGTTTCAAAAATTCCTAATGTGGTAACTAAAACAAGATTTAAATTACATGTTAATCTAGAGGATTCAAAAGTTGCAGTCCCTTCTGTAGCCTGAACTCTCATAACCCATCTTCCTGCCATTGACGAATTAGATTTTGCTATGACTAACTTGAAGCCTTCATTTTCATCATTTAGAGAAGGAACTCTAAACCTAATAGATGTGGCTGTATCATAACCACTCATAGCATAGTCTTCTGTTTTTGTGAAATTTGTTTCGCTATCAAAAAATAACTGAAGAGCGTTTCTTGTTGGTGTACTTACATACTCATTATTAGAAGTCCATTCTTTGAAATAATTAAAATTAGGACTACCATCACTTTCACTATAAACCAACTCCAATTTTATTTGAGTCCCTGGTGTTATAGCAATATCAGACCACTCTATAGGGCTTACTCCAGGTGCGCTAGTTTTTTTTTGAAGAAGACCTTCATTTAATTGACCAGAATTCCCCAATATTAACAAGCCCAAAGCACTACTACTTCCTTTTGGAATCCAGATTGTATTAGTACCAGACCCACCACCTCTACCAAATCTCCTGCTTGATGAGTAATTAATAAAGTTATCTGGGTTAAAATCTAAAGTGAATCCATTGGGTCTTATTTTTACAAATGTTCCTGCTAATTCCACTAATGGGTCACCTGAACTATCTGCATTTCCATTAATCCACCCTTGACCTGCAGCCACCTCGTCTGTAGCGTTTTTGGTTGTAATTTCAAGAATTTTTGTTTTCACTTCTTGTTGTAGCGGACCGTTATCATCAGCCTTTACAATTAAGTTTTTTCCAACTTCTAATTTTCCTAAATTAGCTCCTTGTAAAAGTATCCATCTGTAGATTTGGTCTTCGTAAAATATGGTTGCATATAAATTATAATGAAGTCCCTTGTTTACCTTTACAAACCATTTATACCTATCAGCCCAATATGGAGGATTATTAAAAAGTTTAATTCTTAGTTTATTAAGATTTACAGAATTTGCTATTGGCACAAAAACCTCACTTATAGACTCACCTAAAGATTCTTTTGGAAGCAGTATACTTGAATACCTACCATGTGAATCTAAATAACAAAGCCCAACTTCAAAACTTCTATTAGATTTTAAAGATACATTACTTACTGTATCTTTTATTCTAAGATTTGAACCATCTTCAAGTGTAAATACTTCGTTTATATCTGTCTGAAAAGCTGGGTCATCATTATCTGTTGCGTCTGCTGGTGTATCGTCTGTTGTGTGAACATTAACAGGCATCAGTAAGGTAAAAGTTGTTGATGTTGATGAATCTAAAGTAACTGAACCATAAACAAGATTTAATGGGTTTGGTGGGGGTGTGGTTATAACAACACTTTGAAAAATACCAGTCATTGACGCTATACAGTCTATAAACTCCGATGACGCTACTAGTTCAGTAACATTTGCATAATCCTGACCTATAACAAAGG